TAACTAATGGTACAAATTTAGGTAAATAAATAATACTACTATGTTTCTAACACTATTAACTTTTATATCAGCGATTAGTATATCTGTTATAGCGGCAGGTTATTCTATTGTAGGACTTGCAACATTATTTGCTGGTGCCGCTGTTCCTATTATTGCAATGGGTTCTGCTTTAGAAGTCGGTAAGTTAGTTGCCGCCAGTTGGTTATATCAGAATTGGCGAAGTGATGTACCACGTTTATTAAAAACATATTTGTTCATTGCTATTATTGTTTTAGTATTCATAACATCAATAGGTATCTTTGGTTTCTTATCAAAGGCACACCTTGACCAAGTACAACCTACTACAGGTAACGCATTAAACATACAAGTATTAGATAAACAAATCAATCAACAACAAGTTATTATTGATCGTGCTGAAAAGACTTTAAACAGTTTAGATAAAGCACTTGACAAATATATTGATATGGAATATGTCAGTAGGGGATTAAAAGAACGAGAAAAACAAAAAGAAGAAAGAGAACAACTGAACAAATCCATATCCGAAGCAACGGCAAAAATAGTTGAGTTGAACAAAACCAAAAGCACAATAGAGTTAGAACAAATAAAAATTGAAGCGGAAGTAGGACCATTAAAGTATGTTGCTGAATTGATTTATGGTGATGAAGCAAAAAATCATTTTGATAGTGCTGTTAGATTAGTTATATTAATACTTATATTTGTATTTGATCCTTTGGCTGTATTATTATTAATTGCTGCCAACATATCTTTAAAACAATGGAAAACTAAAAAGAACTTATCTAAAGTAAATGAACAAGAGAATCTACAGAAAAAATTAGATACTTTAAACAAAAAAGTCAAAAAATTAAGAGGTTACCAAGGGTTAGTCAAAGAATTTGGTGATAATCCTGACGAAATACGTCTAAAACTCAATCAAATTTACGATTTTAATGATAAAAACAAGGCTTGACAATAGATCAAAAAAGTGATATATTTAATAATGGAGAAAAATATATGATGACAAATGAAGACTTAAAACGTGTGAAAAATGATCCTAAAAAACATAGATTAGAAAATTTAGCAAAGGCGTGTGCTAATGCTAAATCAGACGAAATGAAATCTATGTGGTATAATAAGATGATGAAATTGGCAGATGAATATAATATGAGAGATTGGGTGATGAGGACGTTAGTACACTAATGTTAGGTTTATTTTTTATAGGTATACCAATTACAATTGCTCTATTGTATTTTTTATTAAATAATATTGATAAGGGAGGTGAAAACAAATGAATATATTTTACGTTGATAAAGATCCAGTAAAAGCTGCTGAAATGATGTGTGATAAACACATAATCAAAATGATATTAGAATCTGCTCAAATGTTATGTACAGCAAAAAGAGTGCTAGACGGTACAGAATATTTTGATAAGACAAAGAACGGCAGAAAAATTAAAAGATGGCGTTTAGATAATTCAAATGAAGAGGCAACTATATACAAAGCAGGTTGGTTAGGTCACCCTAGTACACAGTGGGTATTAAAGTCTGCTTATAATTACATATGGTTATATCAACATATGATGGCACTAAATGAACAATACAAATTGAGATGGCAAAAAGATAAAGACCATACTTCAATTGTAAAACTAGGTCAACTTTTAAAAACCCCACCTAAAAATGCTAAAATAAATGTCAAAGGCACAGATGCTACACCTGCTATGCCTGAACATTGTAAAGTGCCAGGTGATAGTGTTGCGTCTTATAGAAAATACTATATATTAGAAAAAAGAAGATTTGCTAAATGGGAAAAACCAAACGCAATTATGCCTGAATGGTATAAAAAAGGAATAGAAAATGGAGTGGTATAAACGTATGGATAAACCTTTTGAAGTTATGACAGACGAACAAAAAGAAATATTAAGAAAAGGATTGGAAGAAAGTGAAATGAAAGAACTAAAGGATGAAGGAGAAACAAATGGCTGTTAAAGAATATAATAGAGAAAATATGATTGAAGCAATAGAAGACCACGCTAAAGGTCACATCAAAAAACACTCAATGAATGTTGAAGTATATTTAAAAAATTCTGCTGGTGTAGGTGAACATCCAGACATTTTAGAGGCAATAGAAAAAGAATTAAAGTTAATTGCTGAATATGACGATCAATTAGAAGTGTTAAACAAATACTTTAAGTAATGCCTGTTTATACTTTTTTAGATAAAAAAACTAACGAAGAATTTACAGAAATGATGACTATTTCTGAAATGGAGAACTATTTAAAAAAGAATAAACATATCACACAAGTTATCAATTCAATAAATATAGTTAGTGGTGTATCAGGTAGAAGTTATAAAACAGATGGCGGATGGAAAGATAATTTAAGTAGAATTGCCGAGGCACATCCTAACAGTGCCCTAGCCGATAGATATGGCAAAAAATCAATCAAACAAGTTAAAACAGAACAAGTGGTTAAAAAACACGCTAAAAGAATAACACGAGGTACCTAATGGCAGACGATATACCAGATTATATGCGAGAGTTTGATATGGACGTTGATTACGGTTTTACGGCTGTATCTCAACAACCTAAAACAACAACTACACCTACTGTAGATCCTAAATTATTAGAATCGTCAAATTTAGAAATCGCAAAAGTAAAAACAGATGTAAACGATATTAAATCTATGATGAATGAAATAATGCAAATTGTTGCTGAAAAAGAAACTATATCTAAAGAAGTGGCAGACGCAGATATTCAAAATAGATTTAAAGAAATAGAAAAGGTTATTTTACCTTTTTTATACAATCTATCTAAAAGCGAAGAACCTTATATACATTGGCCGAATAGAGGTCCTATTATTAAGGCACAGATAGAAAAAATCTTAAAACTAACAAGAGGTTAATATGATAGCGAAAGCAAAACATAAAGAACTAAAAACTAAAGTAAATGAAATTGAAAATAAAAGACGTAATGATAGATCATCAACAAGTTGGTTAGAATTAAGAGAGTTAAAAAAACTCAAATTAAAAGCAAAGGATAAACTAAATGATATTAAGCAAAAACTTCACGCTTAAAGAGCTAGTTGCCAGCCAGACGGCTGACCGAAAAGGGATTAATAACAATCCAAATGAGGATCAAATTAATTCATTAAAGTTATTATGTGAGAAGGTGCTACAACCAGTCCGAGATCACTATGGTAAAGTTGTATCAGTAAGTTCCGGCTTTAGATCGGAAGAGTTATGTGAGGCAATAGGATCATCTAAAAATTCACAGCACGCCAAAGGACAGGCGGCGGATTTTGAAATCTTTGGTGTTTCCAATCAGGAATTAGTCATTTGGATTGACCAAAATTTAGATTATGACCAGATGATATTAGAGTTTTGGAAAGGTCCAGATGAACCGAACAGTGGTTGGGTACACGTATCTTACAAAAAAGAAGGAAACAGAAAAGAGTTATTAAGAGCGTTTAGAAATACTTTAGGTAGAACTCAATACGAGCCATACAAATACTGAACTCCTGACGAACTTAATAATATGTTTATGAAGTATCGTGTTTAAACCTTGACTAACACGAGATATTATGATATATTATAATGATACAATAAATGAAGGTGAAATATTATGGCAAAAAAAGAATTTAAATTTATACAATTAAATGAAGAACTATTACCTAAAGTTAAGGGTAAAAAAGTAGATGGTTTTAGATTTTACGATATAAAAGGTCAAAACTATCCATCAATCACATCCGTACTATCTATTAGAAAAAAAGAAGGTTTAGAAAAGTGGCGTCAAAGTATTGGCGAAAATGTTGCTAATTGGGAAATGGGTCGAGCCGCTAGACGTGGTAAAGCAACTCACACACTTGTAGAACAATACTTGAAGAACGAAACTCCTTCAATTAGAGATGTTTTACCTTTAGGTCTATTTAAATTAATGCGACCCTATTTAGATCAAATTGATAATATTCATTGTTTAGAAACAGTGATGTTCAGCGACAAATTAACGGTTGCTGGTCAAGTAGATTGTATCGCAGAATATAATGGTAAATTATCTGTAATTGATTTTAAAACAGCAAACAAAGAACGTCAGGAAGATTGGGTAGAGAATTACTTTTTACAAACAACAGGTTATTCTATGATGTATGAAGAAATCTTTGGTAAAAAAATAGAACAATTAGTCATTTTGATTGCTGCTGAAGATGGTACAATGACATCATTTGTAAAAGATAGAAAAGAATATGAACAAACTTTAATCGAATCTATTGACAGTTTTTATAAATATTATAAATTACAGAACGAAAGTAAAGTCAAAAGTACGACATAAATTTAAAAAGGTGATTTAAATAACCTACTTGCGACCTCAACAGCTAAAGGGAATAATGAAAAAACTAATATTATTTTTAAGTTTATTATGTGGTATTGCTTATGCTGAACACGGTGTTGACGAAAAACATTATGAATTATACTGGCAACAAATACCGGCAGTGTGTGGCAATCCAGACGCAGTACAAGAATATATTGACGACAAGGGTTTTGAGGCAAAACATATAAGTCTAGGTAGATCAGGCAGTAAACCTGATGGTGAACCAGTTTATATGGTAACTTATTATGAAAATGATGACCAAGTGTTAGTAACAGTAGATATACCTGGTGTTCAGGAAACTTGTATTTTATTTCATACACATAATAAGAGTATAATAAAAACTGAAAAGAAAAAAAGAATATAAAAAGAAAAAAGTGGCAAAGAGAACATTATTTAGAAAACTGATTGTAAAGTTAAGAATGTGGTATGCTGATATAAGAGGTCATCACGGTAAACGTTGGGATTATGAACCAGGTGATTGGTATATGGGTAGACATAATAAAAAGAATTAGACGTTGAAGGTAATTCAATAACTAGTGAGGACGTGGGTGCGATTCCCACCACCTCCACCAATTTAAAACACATTAGGTGTGCTTTGAGGGGGTGAGTTAGATTCGACTACTACTAAAAGTTACTGGAGTTTAATCGCTGACAACGTAATGTCAAACTTATAAATGCTAACGAAAGTTACGCTTTAGCGGCATAAAGCCGTAATGGGTTTGCCTGTACCTAGTAACAGAAACAGGCGTTTAATATGGAGTTATTATGAGTCTTAAAGGAACAAAAACATCAGACAATTTAAGAGCCGCATTTCAAGGCGAATCAGAAGCAAATAGAAGATACCTATACTTTGCTCAAAAGGCAGATATTGAAGGTGCTAATGAAGTAGCACAAGTATTCAGATCAACTGCCGAAGGTGAAACAGGTCACGCACACGGTCATTTAGAATACCTAGAAGAAGTAGGTGACCCAGCAACAGGTGAACCTATGGGTAGTACCGAACAAAATCTACAATCTGCTATCAAAGGCGAAATACACGAATATACAGATATGTATCCAGGTATGGCAAGAACAGCAAGAGAAGAAGGTTTTGATGAAATCGCTGATTGGTTTGAAACACTAGCGAAAGCAGAAAAATCACACGCTGGTAAGTTTCAAAAGACTTTAGACGCCTATAAGGCTGCCTAATATAGGTTTGCCTGTTTCCTATAAAACAAACAGGCATAAATACATACAACACACACACAAGGATAGTTATGTTTTTTGGAGATGATCCATTTAAAGTACCAGATAATAAAAATAAAGGTATTCAACCTATGACCTTTATAATATTCTTTTTATCTATATGGTTGCTATTAACATTGACTTTTTTTGTATAGTGTGTTATATTGAAAAGCTATAAACAAACACACACAAAGGAGAAAATTATGGCAACATCAACTAAAAACGCTTTTGAAATCAGAAGCGATCTATTAGGTCTAGCTAAACAATTAGCAGACTTCAATTTCAATGCTCAAATAAAAGAGTATGAATATTCAATCAAAAAAGACGGCGATCAAGTAGTACAAGAGTTTAAAGCTCCTACTGTATCTGCTGACGACATCATTGAAACAGCAAAGAAGTTTAACGACTTTGTAACTAACGGTGATGTAAATAAAACTATACAGGAAAACATTGAAAAAGGTTTAGAAGTAACTAAACCATATGCTGAAGCATATCAACAATATGTAAAAGCATTTTACCCTTTTCTTAATAAGAAAGCGTAATAATGATACCGTATAATAAATGTGAGTGGAATTACATCACTTACGGAAAGAAAAAAGTAAATAAATTGAAGAAATATAAAAACTTGATATTGATGTGTTCTATACCAAGTATTACTTTAATTTGGTTATTATTGTTACTAATACAATAGTAATAGTACAATGGGCGGTGAAAGCTAGCGGAAGTAACCGCCCTTTACTTTTTAGTGAAAGTATGATATATTAGATAAATGAACTCAAAAGAATTTAGTCTTAAAATAGAAGAATTTGTAAAACAAAAAAGGTGTTCTTATATGGATGCTGTTGTTTTATATTGTAATGAAAATGATATTGATACTGGTACTGTAAATCCTTTAATATCAAAATCTCTCAAAGAAAAAATCAAAATAGAAGCAATCGAAAAGCGACTTTTAAAAGAAAGTAAAAGTGGCAAACTTCCTGTATGAGTAGATTAAAAAATCCATTTAAAAAGGTTTTAGATAATGTAAAAGGTACTCAATATGTAAGTAGTAAAACTTTCAGTGAATCTGGTCAAGTGATGAGAAGAATAAAAGAAGTTGCTATTGATGAACACGATATACAAAGACAGTTTGAAAAACAAAATGGGCTATCTGATTTTTTAAAAATACCTATTGATCCGTATGATGTGTTTAAAGTACATTATCCTTTAGCACCCTCGGTAGATAGAATAGATAATACAAAAGATTATTTTCCTGATAACATAGTTATTAATACACGATTTGAAAACAATGGTTTAAATAGATGTAAACCCGAATATATGAATCAGATAAAAGAATTTTTAATAAATCATTTTAAGAGTCAGTAGTATGTATGGTGGTTTTGAAGTTTATAAAATATATCTGGCAGTTAAATTACACTTTACCTCAAAAGATTATGACTATCATAAATATGAAGGAAAGGTCAATTGTAAGTTAGAAACATTTACTAAAAGGAATGATAGATACTTTTTTCACAAACTGAGCAAACAATATGAACAAACTGATATACTTGATTTCTTTGTTGCTAACTTTGCTACAGATAGCAAGGGATGGGTTGGTAATCTTTTACAAAGAGATGGTAGAGATGTTTACTTGGATTATAAAAAGCGTAAAGAAGCATTTACCTATCATTTTAGGAACGATTGCTTACGGATTAATGATGACTTTCTTTCTAATAATATTTCTTTTGATGATGGTTTTGTTTGCCGTAATGGACAACATCCTAGACTTTTACGATTATTGCTTCAAAAAAGAATATCGTTACAAACCACAATCGTGCTTAACCACTTCTTATCGTTTAGTAAAAATTGGGATAAAGAGATTACCGAGAAAGTTGTATGGACTAAAATCTCATCTACGATTGCCAGATTAAAACCATTTATAAATTTTAATGTTACAGAATGTAAATTAATCTTAAAGGAGGTATTCATCAATGGGTAATGATGAAGAATTAAAAATAAGTAATGAAGAAAGTCATAGAAAAAATCAATTTCAAAAATTATTAGAAAAATATTGTAAAGATAATAATATAAAATTAAATGAAATGAATACAAGTGAACGAGGAAAATTAATTAAAAAATTAGAAGATATGTTATGGTTCTAAAAAAGAAAAAAACATATATTCACGTCAACCAACACGTGATAAGGAGTAATAAAAAACACAATGAAAACAAACCTGTTATTACAATTAAACAAGGATCTAAAAATACTTACTGCCACGAAGTGGAGGTTAAAGGTCCGAGTCGCATTATATATGGCGGTAATGATAAACCTATTTTATCTTGCGGTGCTCGTGTCGTCATAGAAACTGAAAGTGAAGTAGAAGTTATTAAATGAAAAGAGTCTTTTGTATAGGTAATGGTGAAAGCCGTAAAGACTTTGATTTAGAAACATTAAGACCTCACGGTAAAATATATGGTTGTAATGCCATTTATAGAGATTTTTCACCAGATGTATTAATTGCTGTTGACCACGCTATAATGCACGAGATATATCAAAGTGGATATTGTTATAACAATGAAACTTATTTTAGAGAGTGGAATAGATTACCAGGTGAAACATATGAATTAACAGTTTTTGGCACAATAGATAAAAAAGAGATAGAAGAAAATTTAAAAAAGTTTGGTTCCTTTATAAAAAATAATAGAACAAATGAAACACAATATGTCTTTCACGGTGTAAACTTGGCTGGTAAAATTAAAGTTATTACAAAGAACAAAGAAATTAAAAATAAAAATATAGACCACACAGGCGTATATGCGACTTGGGTACGAGATGATGATAAAGCAAAAAATATATCAGAACTTGTAAAACCAAAAGATAGAGGTTGGGCTGCTGGTTCAACTAGTGGTTTAGTTGCTTGTTTGAAAGAACAACCAGATGAAGTTTATCTTATAGGACACGATTTAAATAGTAAAAATGGTAAATTAAATAATGTTTATAAAGGTACAAAGTGTTATGGACCACCTGAAAAAGGCGCTATACCGTCTGTGAACTGGATAGATCAATGGCGACAGTTGTTTTTAGAGTATGAAAATGTAAACTTCTTCAAGGTAAATGAAATAGTAGAAGATAGAAAAAATGCGATTTATGTAGATGATTTGGTAAACAGACCAGTTTTAGAGTGGGAAGGTAAAGTAAAAAATTTGAAATATATTGACTTTAAAGAACTCAAAAGGCGCTTGACTTTATAGACAATTTATGTTATATTAGTATTAATATGTTTGATAATTTTATATACAGATTATGTGATAAAATAGTTTCTATTTGTGAGAGAATAAAAAGTTATTTTAAACATAAAAGTCGTATAAATAAAAATGAAGGCGATTAATACAGCCTACACAAATACAATAATAAGGAGAATACAAATATGGATTTTGAAACATTAAAATCATCCGCTTCAAACTTTGATAAACTTACAAAGGCACTCGAAGCAAACGCTAATCCCGAAGAAAAAGATACCAAGAACAAATACCAAGACGATAGATTTTGGAAACCAGAGTTAGATAAAACTGGTAACGGCTATGCTGTTATTCGTTTCTTACCTGCTTCTAAAGATGAAGAAATGCCTTGGCAAAGAGTTTGGTCACACGCATTCCAAGATAAAGGTGGCTGGTATATTGAAAACTCATTAACAACTTTAAATCAAAAAGATCCTGTTAGTGAAGAAAATACTAGATTGTGGAATACAGGCGTTGATAGTGATAAAGAAATCGCTAGAAAAAGAAAAAGAAAATTATCATACTACTCTAACATTTTAGTAGTATCTGATCCTAAACATCCAGAAAACGAAGGTAAAGTTTTCTTATTTAAATTCGGTAAAAAGATATTTGATAAGATTGCTGAAACAATGAACCCAGCGTTTGAAGATGAAAAACCAATTAACCCATTTGATTTTTGGAAAGGTGCTAACTTTAAACTGAAAATCAGAAAAGTTGATGGTTATTGGAACTATGATAAATCCGAGTTTGAGGGTGTTTCTGCCGTTGCTGATAGTGATGATAAAATCAAATCAGTGTGGGAAAAACAATATGCTCTAAAACCTTTCGTTGATCCTAGTAATTTTAAAACCTATGAAGAACTTAAAGAGAAACTGAATAGGGTAATTTCAGGAACACGAAAAACTGAAACTGTTGAATCTACAGACCTCCCACCGAAGACCAACGGTTCAGTAAAAAGTCAGGAAGTCAAATCTTCACCGACAAGTGATGATGACGAAGATGATACTTTGTCATACTTTAGTAAATTGGCGGAAGAAGATTAATCTTTCTCTCTCGCTTTCTAACTTTAAAGGGTGCCTAGTAATAGGCGCCCTTTTTTTATACGTGTCTATTTAAATTAAGGAAGGTATCATCATTACTCTTAGCGGCATTAGCAGCTACGACTTGTTGTGTAGATGATGAGGCTACGTTTTGAGGTGCGGTTACATTATTGATTACGACTGGTTGACCACCTGTTTGATCAGCAGGTAATGTTAAATCTTTTTTAGCAGCTGTTGACTTAATTTTACTTTCTTGTTTCATATTTAATTCTATGCCTTTTTTAATTGACTGTATTTCAAATTCTTTTAGTGGTGGATCACCCAATATCTTATTACGTTCATTTTCTAAAGCAACAACAGCAGCCACTTTTTCATCTTTACCCATTTTTTTGTATTCAGGAGAGTCCATCAAATCAAAAATTTTATCATCATATTTTTGTCTAATTTTGTTTTCGTCATCTATTCTTTTCAATGTAGCATCATCTAATTTTGTGACAGTTTCTTTTCCGCCTGTAACTGTTTCTGTAGTTGTAACTTGTTTAGTTGATTTAGATTTAGATTTTACTTTTCTTTCAACAAATTCTTTTTTAGCAGCTAATTTTTCTTCTTCTTCTTTTTTAATTAATGCTTCTAATTCTTTTTCTTTTGCTGCTAATTCAGGATATAATTCTGCTTTTGCTTTTTCATAACCAACATCAAAACCACCATATTTTTCTTCAGCCAACTGCATAATTTTATTTTCAGCTTCATTATCACCATAGATTTTTTCTTTTCTTAACTTTTCTGTTTCTTGTCTTACTCTATTTTTCTTCACAGTGGTTGTTTCTACGCCTTTCATATATGCGTCCATTTCTTTTTTTTCCATATATGCTTCAAATTTTGTGTCACCAAATGCGTCTTTTTCTTCGTCTGTAGCAGCAATTACTTTAGCAGGTTTTTTTTCTAATGATATAGTTTCTTCTTCTTTAGCTACAACTTTAGGTTTTTTCTTTTT